GTGGCCGGGCAGGGCCAGGCAAGGCAAGGTTTTATGAAGAGACAAAAACGAACTACGGCGGGGCGGGGCGAGGCGGGGCCCGGCAAGGCAGGGCAAGGCAAGGCAAGGTTTTATGAAGAGACAAAAACGAACTACGGCGAGGCGGGGCGTGGCGCGGCGCGGCCGGGCTCGGCAAGGCAAGGCAAGGTTTTACACTTAAACACTGGAAAGGATATACCATGAGGAAGATGAAGGCAGCGGAGTTGATTCTAGATTTTGATCTGTACCCTCGAAACAATGTTGACTCGCACAACGTCCGCGCATTGTCTGATGTTATTGCTGAAGGGGGCGAGCTGCCTCCTGTCATTGCTGACAAGAAAAGCAAGCGGGTCGTCGATGGTGTCCATCGCGTCAAAGCAACGATCAAGGTATTTGGTGCTGACGCTGAAATCGCTGTCATAGAAAAGGTATACCAGACAGAGGCTGATATGTTCTTAGATGCAATAAAATTCAACGCAAGTCACGGCGCAAAGCTAGACACCTGCGATAGGACACACTGCCTCATTGTGGCTGAGCGGCTGGGGATACCCGCCGATTCAGTGGCTGGTGTGTTGCGTATACCAATAGAAAAGGCAACGAGGCTTCTGTCAGGACGCACTGCAAAAATGGGCAATTTGACTATACCGCTCAAGAGAACCATACAGCACAAGGCGGGCATGAAATTAACGAAGCGACAACAAAAAGCCAATGAGAACCTGTCTGGTATGCGCCAAGTGTTTTATGTCAATCAATTGATTGAGCTTATTGAGTCTGAGCTGATAGACCTCTCTGATGAGCGGTTGGTTGAACGGCTGATAAAGTTACGCGAGCTTCTTGATGGTGTGCCTTCTGTTGTTTAGTCGCGTGGCGGGGTATCAAAACAGGAGGAAGGACATGGCAAAAGCACCACCCAGCTTTCAATTTTACCCAGCTGATTGGCTGGTAGGCACGGCTGGCCTTTCCCACTCTAGCAAAGCTACCTTTTTGCTTCTGCTTTGCTATGAGTGGACGCAAGCCGAGCTACCTTTTGAGCCAGAAAAGTTGGCCAGAATGATCGGGATTCCCGACGAACAATTCGCCGAAGACTGGCATGAAATCTCTTGTAAATTTGAAATTGTCGACGGAGTACTTCGCAACAGTCGGCTCGAAAACATTAGAAAACAAGTGCGAGATAGGTCGACTAGGATGGCGGCAGCAGGACGCAAAGGCGGACTTAGCAAAGCTAGAGCAAAGCTAGAGCTAGAAGCTAGCTTGTCTGCTGAAGACAGAAGACTGAAGACTGAAGACAGAAGACAGAAGAGACAAGAGAGACAAGAGGCGGCATCAGGTTTCGATGCGTTCTGGCTCGCTGTAGATTCAAAGCAGGGAAAAGCAGGGTGCCGGAAACGATACGAGCAAGCTGTCGATTCCGTTGGCGATGCAATCGCTGGCGATCCGCACGAATATCTACTTGCTCGGCTTTGCGAGTATCAGGCTTCTGCAAAGGGCCGGTCGAAATATGCATGGGGGATTCTGAGGTGGTTGCGTGACGGTCACTATGACGATGACCCAGCCACGTGGGACGCCAGCGAAAGCAACGGTATAGCAGACCCACTCGGCACGTTCGCTGCGGCCAAGGAGTATCTAACGAATGGCGAGTAAGGAATCAATCACGGCTTGCGTTGCTATGCTGTGCGAGTCGTACAGGACGAAGCCGACCAAGGCGACATTCATGGCATTCGGTGAGGTGTTCCGCGACATGGATGACTCATCGATCCGGAAAGCGACATATGAGGTCATGCGTTCCGACAGGGTGTTCATGCCCGCGCCTGGTGAGCTGCTCCGATTGGCCACCGACATAGAACAACGCAGCAGGCGAGCGGCTATAACTGCTTGGGAACACTTAAAAAACTTCGGCCGCGCAGATGAACTCTCGGCGCGATTAGCCGACTCGCTGCCATACGAAAGGAACACGATTGAGTGGTATACTCTAGGACGCTCAGAGTTTCTGGAATCATACGTGCAAGCCGTCCGAGACACGAAACTGTTATCGAGCAAACCCGATGCAAGGAGGCTCAAAATTGAAAACTGACAACGCAAGCAACGACCTTACCCAGGCCGAGATAGAAATGATCGACCTACTTTGGCGAGGTTACAACTGCAAGCAGATTGCAGGCTTCTTCAGCGTCAGCACGAAGACAATTGATAGCAGACGGAAAGCTATAAGGGAGAAGCTAGGGGCCTCTAATATGTTCACTTTCGGCTGGGCGGCCAGGGAGGCCCTCGGTGAACGTTAGCTTTCGACTTCCGTGGCCGCCGACTATTAACAGCTACTGGATACGGTCAAGGCATGGGATTTACTTGTCGGAGCGAGGCAAGCAGTTCAGAGCAGACTCGGTAGCAATTATCAAGGGCCTCAGAATGGCGCAGAGCCTAGACAGGCTGGCGATCTATATCGGGCTGTCACCACCTTGCCGTCGGAAGAGAGACGTTGATAACCACTTGAAGGCAATCCTTGACGCAATCGAACACGCCGGAATCATAGGGGACGATGAACAGTTCGACGACTTGCGTGTCAGGAGGTTGGCTAGGGTTGCTGGGGGGCACGCCGACGTTACTATCTCGCCGCTAAAGGCACAGTATGCGAAGTCAAACGTTTGACAGATTTTGTCGTAACGAGCGCGGGCAGAGTGCGGGCAGGACGCGGGTATTTTATGCCCGCTGACAAAACTTGTCCTAAAATCTGAGACTCCAATCATGGACGAAAAACCAAATCCCACCGACCAGGATTCTGCCATTGACTCGGCTTGCAGATCGCTGGTACGCTTGGCAATGGATGCAAATCGCCAAAAAAAGTACGGGAAAACCGGCATCATGCTGTCCATCACTCGCGGCGAAATCACCCTAATCGTCGAGGTTACGAAATTCTCAGAGCTGGCTAAATAATCGTACCACGGGCAAACCGGGCCGAGCAGTTCTCCTAGCGAGCGATTGCCCGGCCTCTTGCATTCATCGACATCGGCGGGGCTGAAGGATTCTGCCTACTGAGCAGGAAGCTCACGCCGATCAGGAGCCACCAATGACGGCTGTCAAGGTAATCAAAGTTCTGCTTCGCGTAATTCGCCAAATCGCATCAAGGCGAGAAGACAACGAGACCGCCAAGATAATTTGCGAAGCGCTAGAGATCATCCTGCACGCGCTTGACAGCGAATTTCTAGTTGGGTCAACCCCAACGATTCTGAGCGATGATGACAAACGAGACGTTGACGGCGCCATAAAAGAGATTTCTGGCGATGGTGTTTGAAACTTACCAAGACGCTCAAGACCTGCACCGATGGCGTCTGATCGCAGGCAATGGCGAAACGATAGCGGACAGCGGTCAAGGCTACCAGACGAAAGAGGAAATGAAATCAGCCATGAATCTAATGCGGTCAAACGCAAAGTATGCGAATGATGTTGCAGCACAAGGAAGTTAAAACATGCCTGCGTGGCTTTCGGCTACTATAGTTTTGTTTTTACTGTCAATCCTGATAACTATAGGCGGCGGATTGATTTACATAATTTCTGCCATTCGAGACTTAGACGGCCAAAGTCCGACACCGACGCCGAGCAACAATTACCGCGAAATGGCAGTCAAGGCAGTAGCAGGCGACCAGACTGGGTTAGCGGACGAATACGCTGGAGGCGCTTTCGCGGCAGCATCAGAAAAGATACTGACAGACGCAGGCAAAAAGATAAAAACAAGGAAGCAATTCAGCGAATTTGTCCGTGACCTCGGATCGATGTTGAAGGCTAACGAACCATACAACGCCAACCTAGCGCCGATAATCCAAACTGCGTTTTCGTGGATTGACAAACCTGCCAAGTTTTCAGACTCGGACAGGGTTAGAGCTGCCGGGGAAATGAAGAAAATAGCATTGGCATTCCAGGAACTATGAAGTCGATAGGCCAACAAAATACGACCGTGAGACCGCCTGGAGTCGTTACCTTGCCAACGAGCTTGGAGGAATACCCGAGTCGAGATTGCCTGACGGTTCCAGGGTCGACATCGAGACAGTCGAGACTGCATGGGAAGTCGAGTGGTGCTGCAAGAAATGGCCGCAAGCAATAGGGCAAGCGATATTTTACCGACTATCTACAGGCAAGAACGGTGGAGTGATATTACTGATGGGCAGGGGGAATTTGAAATCTGAAATCATATACTACTTGCGATGCTTGGCCGCTTGTGCGCACTGCGGACTGGAACTGAAAGTAGAAAGGGTAGACAAGGGCTGACATTCGACCCGACTAAAATACCTGAGTTTTGCGGTTACCTGCCGCACGTTGAGGATACCGAAAGATTCGTTTCTTCGCTGTCTGTGCCAAGATTTGGCGAGGCTGGCGAAGTAATGCACACTGACCGAATAGATGTAGACCTCTGGCGACCGCTGATAGAAGCAAAGCCTAATTGGAAGCGAGGTTCACAAGGTATAGGCGACTGTGTTTCGTGGGGGGCGGAATTGTGCGTGACAATTCTGCTGGCGATCCAAGCGAAGAACGGCCAGAGTGAATGGACGGAAGAAGCGGCGACAGAGCCAATCTATGGTGGCGCGAGAGTTGAAGCGAATGGCGGCAAACTTGGTGGATATCAGGACGGCTCGTGGGGAAGCGCGGCAGCCAAATGGCTCCAAGATTCCGGTGGGGTCGTGCTTCGTAAAGATTACTCAGCGGCGACTGATGTCGACGAACATGACCTTAGAGCATACGACAAGAACCGCGCCAAAGAATGGGGAAACTTCGGTTGCGGTGGCGTCAGTGACGCAGGGCGTGCTGATGGTTTACTTGACAAGATAGCGCAGGAACACCCATGCAAAACAGTCACGTCGGTGAAAACTACCGAGGAATTAGCATCAGCGTTGCAAAACGGATACCCAGTAAGCGTTGCCTCTATGGTCGGTTTTGGGCGAATGCAAAGAAACAAAAATGGGGTTTGCCTCGCGTCTGGACAGTGGGCGCATCAAATGGCATTCGCAGGAATCAGATGGGTTAAGAATGAACCGCAATTTCGACAATTTCAGTCATGGGGAAAAAGTTGCAGCGGGCCAGATCCCGGCACCGAGTGTGAGGCGGTATCGGACTGTTCTTGGTGGACTACCAGCGAGGATGCAGGGCGGCAACTTCGGGCTAATGATTCGTTCGCTTTCTCGTCAGTTGAAGGCTTTCCTCCACAGAAGATTACTTGGTCTGAGGTCGCTAATACTTGGGATTGGAGTTCTGGTGATCCTTAGCGGTTGCGTCCCAGAAACACCAGGATTCACCGACGAAGGCGGCGCGGTGGTTATTGGCCGGTCTCACGCAGCGGTTGCACTAAGCTACGCATCGTTTGAGGAAGACCACGAAGAACCCACGCCAAGCGACGACTGTGAAAACTGCGGTGGAGATGGCGAGCTAGGAGATGGAACGATAATAATACCTTGCCCGGTTTGCGTGGGTGCAGGGAATCCTGTAGACGAGCGGCGTAGAATCCAAAACATATCACAAGCCCTTTACGATTTTGGCCTGCGGTGTGACAAGCAGTTAACATCTCTAGAGAAACGGCTAGAAAACATTGAGCGACGTTTGCAAACTGTCGCAACCAAGGCGGCGGCACAACGAATTCCGTCTAGAATATCGTGGCTTATCGAACCGCCAGCAAAGCCAGTCAAGCCAGTCCTTACTTTCTACACCGCTTCATGGTGTAAACCGTGCCAAGCATTCAAGCGAGACGTTTTGAAAAGTCCTGAAGTGGTTTCGATTGTCGAAGGATACTTTCACGCTGTTTGGGTAGATGTTTCAAACGGTGGGGCACCAAGAAACATTCGCAAGCTACCAGCCGTAACTGTATCTCACGGCGGAATCGTCAAGATATACGACATGAATTCAAAGACTCCCAAAGGTATTACTTCCTGGCTCAACGAGAGCCGCAACAGAAGAAAGTGAGATAATTATGGTTAAAAGATTGTTTGTAGCTTGCGTAATAATCCTAAGCAGCTCAGCGACATACGCAGGAGAAAATGCGGATTGTGAAGCATGCAAGACAGAGCAGACGAAAGTTGAAAGAGTTTGCTGTGTGGGAGTCGGTCCACGTTTATTCGCAAGGGCGAGACTTCCAAGGATATACAGGAGACCTGGCCAGGTTCTCGGATACGTTCAATCGCAACCAATCACGAATGCCGTAAGGTTCTCCGTGAATGCGGTGTTCCCACCATACCCAGTTGCTAGGGTTGCTATCGGTTTGCCGGTTCGCCCTTCGGTTTTTTTCTTGAGAAATTGCGCTTGCGATTAATAGCGACGGCCATTCAATGGAAGAGGCAAAGATAAATCGCTGTCTACATTGGGTAGCAATTAATGACCTGAACTATCCCAGGGGCGAAATACCGAAGAAGCGGTATCGTGTCGCCCGTAGAATTGTCGCCAGGCATTCGGTCAAGTTGCTGTCGACTGGAACCCCAGCTGATAGGGTATTTTTCTTAGCCCGTAATGAATCCATAAGGAACGCAGGATTTAATTTAGCGCTGATATTCATGATTATCAATATATCATTCCGCATAGTGCAGCTCGTGATCTTGTGGTGGAACGAGTACGGCAAGTGATTAAATGGCATGTGGGGAAAACAATATATGTACTGGGAATGGTTTTGGCGGTGAACTCAGCAAACGAATTAGCTTTGCCGTGGTCGTGGAGAAGCGCTTCAATTGCGGTCCTTCTGGGATTGGTTGGCGGTGGTTTCATGCAATTAGTTAGGGCCGACCGTGGGACGCTCGATTGGCCACAAGCATTAGGGGAGTGGGGTTTGTGCGCTGTTGGAGCGTTCCTAGCCTTTGCAGCAGCAGTGCATATGGAGTCTTCGGTTCCGAAAGTCTGGGGATCAAGCGTGATAGGCGGTTGCGCTGGCAGCGAGTTTGTCGTCAGGGTCATAAGGACTAGGAAAAATGGGAATCGGTGAAAGAGTCAATCTGTTCATAAGCAAGCCGGTTCCAACCTGGCTTTTTAGGTTTCTTCTACTTTGTATTACTGTTGCCGCTGCTGTATCTCTACCGACAGGGACACGTGCAATACTCGGAAGAGGTAACGAGTTAGCTGAGGAACTCTTTGAAGTGCTGCTAGAAGATAAAGTTGCGACTGGTGTGACTGATAGCGATGGGAGGTTTCTGCAAATAAACACGCCGTTGGCTTGCCTGTTTTCTGGCAAAGAAGAACCGTGTGAATACGAGAATGTGCTTGGGTCGAACCTATGTAGTTTTGTTTCAAATGAAGACTCAAACAGACTCAGTAAAGTAATAAACGAAGCAAGTGCGGGCCATGACCCTGTCGATACGGTTTTGGAATGTTCGCTTCTTCATGGTGGCGAAACTACTCCTGTTAGAATTCACATAATGAGCCAAGAACTAGTCGACAGGCTATATGTTGTTGAAATTGAGAAACGATAGGCGAGGCACCCGATGCTCAATACGTCACCTATAGACAGCCAACCGCTGACAGTGTTTCGTAATGCAGACTTCCAAAAAACCATAACAGTCAAGAAGGATGGAGTCGCCGTAGACATTACAGGGTATACGGTCGAGTGTAAGATCCGCGATGCTTCAGGAAGTTCGTTCGTGCCTGGCAATGTCATAACGGCTACAGGTGCGATTCTGGTTGCTGCTAGCGGAACCCTCACGATCAGCCTGACCGATGTCCAGACCGCAACGCTCACTAGCACCGATTCCGACTGGTTCTCGCCAAGTGATCTTCCTTCCTACGACGTGGTATTGATCGACGGCTCCGACTTAAGGGCTGTTGTCGCAGGCGGTCCAGTGACGATTGAAGAGGCGATCACGTATTGATGCCGACTGAACTAGCAATCACATCAGACGACAGGGTAACGGTCAACGGACGTGACCGAACCACCGGCTCTGATTACCGAATCGAGGGATTCGGCGGCAAGGCTGACGACCCGGCACACGACAATTGCGAACCGCTGCTGGCTGCGCTGGAGGAAAACAGAGATGTTACATTCGGGCGAGGTGTCTACTACTTCGCCTCTCCAATCGATGCCGCTCGGCTCAAGTCGCTGTACAGCTTTTCGATCACAGGAATTAGACCAGAAGTCAGCCACCAACACTATGAAAACCCAGCCGGATTCGCAGAGGCTGGGACAGTCCTCAGATTCGACAACCCGAATGAAACAGACTGGTGTTTCGATATCGACACGAAAACAGCCAAAGGAAATCGACTTGGTCCGGTTGTCTTCCGTGATCTAGTAATACAAAACAACGGTGCTGGCAGTTCGCTGAGAATATCGGACGAGTCTGACACCTCCCGAGGAGGAAAGAACAGCGTCGGCGTTTTCATAAGCAACGTAATTCTGACCAAGCCAAACGAACTGTACAGCTCCGAGGTTGCTTCCCACAAGTTCCCATTCCTCGACCCAGAAAGTCCTGCGGACGATAAGAGAATCGCAAAGACAAGCCCGGTCACGACCGGCCTACGACTAACAAAAGCCTACGACTGTGTTCTACAGAATGTTAAGGTTCGTGGTCACCGGGTAGGCGTCGACATACTTGGCAGTGATTCGATCCAAGCGTCAGGAATTCGCACATCTTTTTGCGCGTGGGGAGTTCGGCACTACAGAGCAAGTGGTCCGTCCGTCCCTGGCAGGTGGCACGGGATATATTGCGAGGGGTCGAGCGCGTGTCAATCGTATTTAGACACCGGATCAGTATTCGGAATCCGGTGTGAGAACAGCACAGCACAAGCCGATCTTGGCGAGTGGAATACCACCGGCCTTACCTGGACGTGGAAAGAAGGCAGTGAATATATCTACGTCTCTGGATTCGGTGACGGTTACGATGTTGGCGACTATTTCGAGCCGTTGCTGCCAGCCACGTTCACATCGAGTGATGGCAATTCCTACACTGTCGGGATCAGCGAAATCAATGCGGCGGATAACAGCCTGAAGATAATGAATTCCTCCGGCTACTGCTACAACAACCGCGATCTGTCTGGCAATTCGATACGTCGGTACTTCGGGATTCCGTTTATTTTCGGCTCTGGCGAAGTGTCATTGATCGCACCCGAGCTAACGCTAAATCGTGACTACGAAAACTTACCACTTTGGGCCGTCTATCCGTCGTCTGGCCCGGCATTGTTAAGTGGTGCTAGGTCAACATTTAACGCGCTCGACCAGGCGGACAATAAAGGAATTATATGCGGATGGACACCCGGCGAAACAAGCCCACCAGGCCCGGCGATTCTCATCGAAGGCGGCAACCGCCTCCACCGTCCTGACCACCCTTTGGCGGTCTACCACGGGATGGGCTATTACGACAAGAGTGTGTCACCATATTACGAATCACCAGCCAGTTCGATTCCCGGCAGAAGATGGGCCGGTACTTGTTCGCAAGGGATGCGCGACACGAAGAACGCGGAAGTTCGCAAGCTAGAAATGCGTCAGAAAGACGGCAGGTGGGGAGTCACGCTGAAATACGTTTCGTGGAAAGGTCGGGAATGGGTACTGAACGGACTGCGTCCCAAAGCCTCGGTGACGATAAAATGGAAAGTGGACATGGTGGCAGAGTCCAACTCTGGTGGTGTGCATCTGATGCGTCTATCGACACATAACGAAACAGAAAACAAATACACCGACCATAGAATTGCCATTCATGTTACAGAGGACTGGCAAACATTCGGCGGCGAGCTGACCACAAGCGATTTCACATCGGGTCAAGAGAATTATGATTTCCGCTTGGCGGTGCGATCCAATTCCGGCGAGGCTAATATCCCCGTCCTAGTTGGCGAATTTATATTCACTACAGAAGTTGTAAACAGTTACTTGGTAGATAGAAGGGGGATGATATAACATGACCTGGATACACTGTTCAATTGTAAACGGATCTACCGTCGCCCTCAGTCAGGACGACGGATTTCACACTGACAGCGGCCCAGATGACGAGGGTCGGTTACCGGTGAGTGAGACGATGCTGCAAAGGAATTTTCACGTCCACGTGGACGAACCGCTCTCAGACTTATTGCCTCTGATCGGTCCAGTTCTCGACGACTCTGAAAACATCGTACATAAATTTCGGGGCGTGATTGATATCGATTCGGCTTTCACATCAGAGGCCGCCAGGGCGGCAGTGCGAAACTCTAGCCAATCAGTAGATCCTGTCGAGGAAACGCAAACGCGGTCAGAACTAATAAAAGAGCGTCAAGCGGTAGGCGATCCAATTCCATCAACCGCACCGTAAGGGGCAGATAAAAATGGCATTCACGGAATCTACTGTTGGCACTCTCGGGTCCGGCGCGGATTATGCAGCGAGTGTGGGAGCACTCCAAGATTGGGAGAATAACTACGACTCGGACGGTGGAGAACAGCGAGCCATTTTGATTACAGACATAGAAGACAATGTGTCGTTCATCAACTGGGCCGATGATGAAGACAACATAATAGAAATCGTCAGCAGCGAGGAGGGCGCACAAAGAAAAATCTCCTCATCCAGTGGCGCTCAATATGTTCTTGAATTCGATGACACCAACATTACTAACGTAACGATTAATGACATCTGGACCGATGGCACGCTGCAAACGTCTTATCGGATCGGCATTTACTATAAATCTGGTGGTGGCACCCTATTGCTAAATCGCGTGCGAGTTAGCAATAGTCCCTCTAGCGGATTAAAATTAAGTTCGGCATCAGACTTGACCACGGTCACACTTAATAACTGCATCGCAGACAATAACGCCGCTCATGGCTTTCATCCCCAGGCTACCTCATGCACGCTGACTTACTCAAATTGCGGGTGTTTCAGCAATGGGGCGGACGGGTTCGGTACAGAAGATGACGCAACCCAGATTAACATTTTCCAAAATTGCCTATCTATGGGCAACAGTAATGATTTTCGAGACCAACCAAACGGAGTGACTCGCCTATATAATTGCGTTTCGGGGGATGCGACAGCCAACTACGGAAACCATAACGTGAAGGATTCTGTCGCATCCAGCCAATCATCAACCGGAGTATTCCTTGACTTTGCGGGCGGTAATTTCTCGCGCACAAAATCAGATACCGATGCGTTCTCGATCACTGGATCTGCGAGCCTGACCCCAGCGACAGATTATCATTTTGCCACCCGTAAGAACGACACTATCGGGCCTTTCGACTATATCCTAGGCCGACAGACGCATCGCATATCGAAACAATTCAATGGCACGGATGGATTCATCGACGTTGGAGATGTATCTGCTTCAATTAAGGGCATATCATTCTGGATTAAGGCCTCCGTCGTGGTATCCCATACCGACGCGATTCTTGATCTGAACGGCACTGACACGATCACCCTTGTGGACGACCAAGTTACCGCGACAGGCTTCTCCGGTGCAACGCTAACGCGGTACGTGGACGGTGTTGCCGGAAGCACACTCGCCGCCAACGTATGGCACCATGTTTTTGTGGATTCCGATACTGGTTTCAGCGCGAGTAACGTACATATTGGTCGTGCTGGTTCGGTTTATTTCGGCGGATATTTGCGCGACGTTCGGCTATACACAGGAACTGTATCAGCCGGCGACATCGCTGACATTGCTGACATAGATAAAACTTGCAGCACGGCACTCGAAACGGCTGGACATTGGAAACTAGAAAGCTCACACCCTATCCTCGCCTTCGACTCTAGCGGAAACGAAAATCATGGAGGCATGGCTGCTGCCGACGTAACAAATGACCTTGAATCGCCAGTCCCGTTTTCGTTTGCAAACGAGGTTGGGTACTCGTCGAGTTTATTTTTCGACGGAGTAGCCGACTATTTGACTTTCCCAGACACTATTAAAGATTCGTTTCTATCCTCCGGCGACTGGTCTTTCTATTTCGATTACGTGCAGGGGGCTACTACTGGTGTTCTTTTCGGCACGCGCTCAGAAAACAATTCAGGATCTGCATTTGGAATATCAGAGATAAAACGTGTAACACATGACGATTTTGAAGACGACGCGAGTTCCATAACGAACTACAACCCGCCTGCACCGCACCCAACTTCTGGCGATAGAGTGCGTTGGGTGGCAACGTGGGAAAATAGCACCAGAAGTTTTGCGATCTATAGAAATGGATCACTAGGGTTGGTGCCTGGAGCAAACAACGCAATCGTGACCGCGAGCGCAGGCGTCTGGGCGATGACGTGGACGGGAGGTGCTTATTTTACCTCCGGCGAACTCATACAGATCAAGGTATGGAGGACGAACATTTCCGACGCCGATGCCGACACGCTAAGTACAGATGGCACACTTCCTAGCGAAACACCCTATGCCGATTTCGCGCTTACTGACGGAGTCGGATCGGTAATATCCGACTCGGTCGGAAGCTCTCACGGATCTTCATACTCTTCACCAATTTGGGTCGTCGTTCCGCGCGACGAAAGCGACCCAACAAAAGACGTGCGCGGTGACGAATTGTCGTTCTCTACCGCAACGGGACCACCGAACCAACGAAGTTTATCAATGCAACTAAACATGGGATTCTAGAATGGCTGTCAATAAAGACGTACACTCTGCGACTAAGTGGAGCTTTCACGCGACTATCTCAGGAGATACCACACTAGACACCGAGTGCAAGCAAATCATCATCGGCGGCGCTGGCACCCTGTATGCGTTTGAAGCAGGCGGTGCAGCAGAGAAGCAAGTAGGAAACTTTGCTGCCGGCGCAGTGGTCACGATGCAAACGCTGAAGATAGGCACAAGCACGAGTGCTACTGACATAACGGTCCTGTACAACTGATGGCAGCAATACATAAAAAAAGTCTAAGTGCTGCGCGTCGGGGATACGGTCGAGCCTGGCAGAAAGCTAGATTGGTTTTCTTGACTGACCATAGATTCTGTGAGTCGCATAAGTCTTGGGGAGTGATGGAACCTGCCACCGTCGTCGATCACATCGAGCCGCATCGTGGTGATTACGATCTATTTTGGGACACTGGAAACTGGCAGGCGCTTTGCGCTAAGTGCCACAACAGAAAGACGGGCAGGGAGACGAAATTAGGGGGGGGGCGTGAAGCCTAAAAAAGGCCGTTAGGTAGACCGTAGCCCCCCACTTCCGCATTTTCCCGCACATTTTGACATAGGGCTTAGGGCAGGATGACGATTAAAAACCGAATCACCGAGCTGAGGCAAGTCAAGGCTGGAGACCTGCTAGAGAACCCTAGTAACTGGCGGACGCACCCAGAGGCGGTGATGTAATGGGACGACGTGGCCAAAAAACCCAACCGACTCAACTTAAGATCCTGCGAGGGAATCCTGGCAAACGTGCGTTGCCAAAGAACGAACCGCAGCCGGCGCATGGATTCGGAGAATGCCCAGACCATTTGACGGACATGGCAAAGAAGGCGTGGGAAATGTTTGGCGCTGAACTAGAGAGTGCTGGGGTTGGGACAGCGTTGGATGCTACAGCATTAGAACTTCTCTGCACATCATACGCATTGTACCGAGACGCTGCCGAGCAAGTCGCAAAGTATGGCCCATGCTGGGTAAAGACAAACGGCGACGGTCTCCCAAGCATAAAATTCTCGCCACACTCTGGGATTCTAGAGCGCGAACGAAAGACGATCAGGGCGCTGCTTGCAGAATTCGGCATGACCCCAAGTAGCAGAACTGGGCTATCGATGGACAGGCAAAAAGAGGGCGTGAGAAGGTGGCAGGGATGATTACCACGGCGACACCCGACAAGATAACCAAGCGTTGGATGCGCGACGCCTCTGATGAACTGGCAGTATCGAACGGCTGCTGGTTTGACGAACGGCGAGGCGAATGGGTTGTAGACTGGTTGAGGGACTACCTGCGGCTCTACGAAGGCGAGTCGGCAGGTCAGCGGTTCGAGTGCCTAGATTGGCAACTAGACGCAACGATGAGGCTTTTCGGCTGGGTTCGAGACAGTGAAGACTGGGGGAAAAACGTGAGGCGATTCCGTCGCGCGTCAATTTGGACTGGAAAGAAAAACAAAAAGAGCCCGACTCTGGCAGCCTGGTGCGTTTATATGTTCGCTGGTGACAACGTTCACGGCCAGAAGTGTTTCCCAACTGCAAAGAATGGGACGCAAGTTCGACAGAACGTAGGCCGGCACATCCACGAAATGATCCGCCAGAGTGAAGCACTGATGCAGGAATGTCGAATCAATCGCGTGGACGGATCAGTGCTCCACGAGCCTACTAGGTCGTTGATCTTGCCGCTGTCGTCGGAAAACGTACAGACGCAGAAAGCCGCCGAGGGTCTGAATGGTTCTATCTTCGTGGACGAGACGCACGTTGTCGATAAGCAGCACATGCGTCGAGTGAGTCGGGCAGGGATATCAAGACCGCAGCCTCTGCAAGTAGAAGTCTCGACGGCTGGAGACGAGCCAGAGAGTTACGGCATGGGCCGTTTTAAATATGCAGAATCAGTAATAGCGGGAAACCAGAAAGACGACCAAACGCTATGTATGATTTTTGCGGCTCCGCAAGATATCAAAGATGAGGTTATACACGCAGACCCAGAAAAGTACGGCAAACTTGCTAACCCGTCATGGGGACACACTGTCAAGCCTGGTGAGTTTTTGCATGACTACGAAATGAGCAAGACACGACTTGCCGACTTCGCGGATTTCAAAAAGTACCGCTTGAACATCTGGCAGCAAAGCACTAGTCAGTGGCTATCTATACACGACTGGCACGCATGTAAAAGTACAGACGCTCACCTTGATCCAGACCTGGAAACTTTCGCAGGTCTAGATTTATCTCGGACTACAGACTTCACAGCTTGGGTTTTGTATCAGCCAGAGATAAAGAAATGTTGGGGGCACTACTGGGTTCCAAGAGAAAGGGCCGAGCAACTGAGCGGGCAGTACGAGATACCTATAATGGACTGGGCGGCGCAAGGCTGGGTGACGGTCACGGACGCTTCACCTATACCACGCAGGAAAGTTCACGAGCGATTCGCAGAAGACTGCGAGAAGTTCCGGCACTTGGAGTACATAGGCTTTGACCGTGCTTTGATGAGCGACAGTATAGAATTTTTGCGAGACGAACTGGGACGAACACCAAAGGAACTAGCGCAAGGAGTCATGACCCTAAACTCGCCGTCAGTTGCGCTAGAGGAGTTGGTTTGCGCCGGGGATCTAGACCACAGCAACGACCCGGTCCTTGAGTGGATGCTTGCGAATACTGCGGTTAAGCCTGACAGTAACGGCAACATAAAACCACTTAAGACCGACGGCGGTGTACGTAAACACGTTGACGGAATTGTGGCTTTAGTCATGGCTATTTGTGTCTCCATTGAAAACGAATCGAGCGAGTTGAGCGTTTACGAAACGCCAGGAATGCTAACGTTATGAATACAAACGAATACACGACTCAAGTTGACGCAGTTGCTGGCATGGATTTGATTGAGGTTTCATCCCACCAAGCTCTGACGCTACAGAACCCAGAGGAATGGATCAGGTGGGGAGTACTGGCCAATCCTGCCGACAGTGGCGAAGTCGTAAATCCGGCCACCTCTATGAGTCACGGTCCAGTTTGGCAAGCGATAAACATATTGGCCGGCGATATAGGTCAGCTTGATTTCGGCGTACATCGTCGAGAAGGAGGATCATTCACACGTGACGCAACCCACCCGGTCGACTGGGCGATCAGTCAACAGCCAAACGATTTTCAGACTATCGACGTGTGGCTGGAAACCATGATTGGATGGTCTCTCGGCTGGGGGAATGCCATATCTGCAATACGCAGGCGGGGCAACGAAATAGAACTTCTCCCGCTCTTGCCTGAGCGGACAAAGTACGAAAAGGTCGGACAGAATGAATTTGTCATCCTATCCCGCCTTGGAGACGGGCAGGAGTTCACTGCTTTTGATCCGTCTGACACAATTCACCTTAGAGGTCTTAGCGCAAATGGTTTCTGGGGAATGAGCGCAGTTGAGACTTGCAAAAACGTTATAGGTCACGGTCTGGCCTTAATGCGTCACGGCAATTCTGTTTTCCGCAACTCAGCGAGGCCGGGAGGAGTCATCAAAGCACCGCAGGGCGTGAAGGTCTCGAAAGAGGCCAGAGACAACTTAAGAGAGGAGTGGAACCAACAGCACCAGGGAGCAGGGAACACTGGGAACGTTGCTGTTCTGTGGCAGGGACTTGAGTGGCAGCAAACCACGATGAGTAACGAAGATGCTCAATGGTTAGCGGCGGTAGAACTAGACCCAGTTCAGGTTGCGCGTCTGTTTATGTTGCCACCTTACAAACTCGGTTACATGAAAGACTCATCAGTAAAAGCGAACCTTGAGGCGCAACAGCGCGAATACTTCAACACATCGCTATCGAGACACGCCAGCCGAATCAAACACGAGATAGAACGAAAGCTGTTTAGAGAGTCGGACAGACGCGGGAGGAAGTATGTGGTTAAGGTCGACCCGTCTGTACTAACGCAAGGCACACGTAAGGAACGGGTGGACCTTCTTTCGGTGGCGATATCTTCCCGGCTAATGACAAGAAATGAAGGTCGTGAGGAACTTGGTTTAAACCCTGTTGAGGGCGGCGACGTTTTCGAGAATCCAGCAATTGACCCAGTGGGCAGTCAAGCCGACAGCGAAGCAAGCAACCGCGCAACCGTCAACGCGTTGACCGCTAGAGGGGTTGGCCCACTGCTGAAATGGGAACGCGGTAGATTGATTCAAGGCGCGAAAGATAGACCTAGCTTCGTCGAGTGGGTCGTTAGCTTCTACGATTCTTACTGCGAGTACGCCCAGTCATTCTTGGAACCTATAATGGTTTTGGCTAACGTGGAAGGTTGGACAGACGCACTATCAGACCACGCCTGCGACATGCGTGAGCGAGTACTGCTAATGACCGATTCCACTAAGCCGGAAGATTTAATTGAAGCGGTGTGCCTGATTTCTGAGGAGATGTTAACCGACCCTTCCTCGCTAGTTCGTAAATTACTTGGAGAGCAGAACAATGGAAAATGAACTTTGGATCTACGACGTGATCGGGCAAGGGTGGGAAGAAAGCGGAATAACGGCAGAATCCGTCCGCGATCACTTGAGCGAAATTGAAGGCGACTTGACCGTGCGGCTAAACAGTCCAGGCGGGGACGTTTTCGAGGCGGTAGCGATCAAGTCCCTACTCGACAGATACGAGGGGACGGTGAAGGCGATTGTCGACGGTTTGTCTGCTTCGGCCAGCACTATAATTCAAATGGCCGCCGACACTGTGGAGATGGCAGACGGTGCTATGATTATGATTCATGAGCCCTGGGGAGCCACTGTTGGAGACGAAAAAGACCACATCGCACAAGCGTCGGCACTTGGGGGAATCGGCAGGAATCTTGCCGAGATGTACGCCTCGCGTGGGCAAGAAACGCCAGACCATTTCAGGGCTCTGATGCGTGCCGAGACTTGGTTGACGGCTGAGGAATCGCTAGCGCTTGGATTGGCCGACACAGTTTCTGCATCAGAAGCCAAAGACTACAAGGTTCCTAGAGAGTTCGGATATAAAAACGTACCCGCAAAATACGCTAAGCACTTAGGATTGAGAAACCCGGTAGGCAAATGGACTAGAAACGGTTTATCTTCGCGTGCGATGCAACGGAAAATAGACTTGACGCGACGCGCGGCAAGGCTCTAATGAAGATATACAAACTCAATCTCTTCTGCGGTGCTGGCCCATAGACTCAGGTCGCGGAAAAGACAGGGAACTTCAGCCGCCCACACTGACCGGCACAGTTTTCTAGCGCTAAAATAGCGCCGACAACTGTGCCGTTTTCGTTTCTCGGCACACGGCATCGGCCTGACTAACAGGAGAATAACCGTGACAATCAATACGAAGTGGCGTCCTTCTAGTGAAATTCGCGCAGAATTGGCCGAATTGGTTCATGAGGGCGAGGCGATCAATGCTATTGGTGAAGAGAGTGAAACCGGGCTTGACGAACTTCAGCAATCCAGGTGGGACGAACTCATGTCGGACGAAGGTCTAGTTGCCGACAAGCAAGCAGAGCTAGATTCTGCTGATAGGGTAGAGGACAAGAAGAAAGAACTGGCACTAGCCAAAGCGCTGAGCAACCCGCGTGACCCGTTCGAAAATGACAGGCATCAAAACGGGCAAACGCAAGCGCGAGTAATCCCGAACCACGGATCGCTAAAGGCATTCAAGGACCCTCAGGACGCTTACGATGCGGGGATGTGGTTCCGTGCCATGCTCACCAGAGCTAAGGGTAGTACAGATCCACAGGCTGAGGCAGTTATCGCAAGGCGCGGTTGGGGATTCCAAGCAGCCACTGAAGGGACCAATACCGACGGAGGATTCACGGTTCCCGATATCGTGAGTTCCACCTTTGTGGAATTTAGAAATGCCGCTTCGGTTATTCGTCCACTTTGCACCGTTATGCAAATGTCATCCGACACGTTGAACGTGCCAAAGATGACCAGCGGTCCGACTGTGCAGTACCCTGGAGAAGCGACGGCAGCCACTGCTACAGATCAGGTATGGGCGCAAATCTCGTTAGTGGCTGTTGAGAGAGCTATTCTGACAAAAGTCAGCAACCCGCTGGCGGCAGACAGCTTGATAAATTTTGTTGATAACGTGATATCTCGTATGGGTTATTCTTTCGCGTACCAAGAAGATAATGAGGCTATAAATGGCGATTCAAGCGGCACTTACGGAGGAGAGACAGGTTTACTGTCTGCGCTTGGCGCTGCGGGGAAGAATACGGCTGCTACTGGAACCGACACTTGGCCGGAACTAGACCTTCAGGACTTCCACGACACGATGGCAATCTTGCCGTCGCAGCATGGTTCTAATCCTACTTGGGTTTGCAGCAATGCGTTTTATCACACTGTGATACTTCGCCTGTTGGCCGCTGGTGGCGGGAACACCATAGCAGCTCTGGAGGGCGGCGGTTCTGGCCCTTCGTTCATGGGATACCCAGTTGCACTGACAGACAACATGCCGACAGCAACGGCAGTTTCTACAACTTCATGTCTGTTTGGGACGTTTTCTGATGGAGTGATAATTGGTGACCGAGAGTCGCTGTCTGTCATGACTTCGGAGCATAGGTATTTCGAGGAACGCAATCTCGGGATTCTTGGCGCTTCTAGATATGACATCAACGTCCACGCGGGCGGAGATGGTTCTGACGCAGGCGCTTACGTCGGTCTTGTTACTGCTGCGAGTTAGTCTCGCTGACTAAACACGACGCCCAAGAGCGGAGAATCTCCGCTCTTGGGTTTTCTTTACCCAGAGAATGCCCAATGCCAAATACGATAGAAGTTCAATTCAAGAAAGCCTGGCGCGGTTATGCAGCAGGCGACAAAGCACAGTTGACCGAGCAACGAGTCGGTGAGCTAGAGAAGACTGGCCACGTGTCAACAGGATCGGTCAGTAATAAATCTGGCGAACCGAAAATAGAAAAGCCCAAGAGAACATACAGGAAACGAAGAACATTGGACCAAGCAGAGAAGGACGGTTAGAGTGGTATCCTCCAGCACTACGACAGTCACCGATTCGAGCTACGACACGATTTCCCTGGCTCAGGTCAAGAGCCATTTGAGGCTCTCACACAACGACCTAGACACAGAGCTTACGCGGTTAATTAAAACTTGTACTGTCTGGTGCGAGCGTGCTTCAGACCGCGTATTACGTGGACTGGTAACCAAAGAGACTGCATACCCTAGTTGGTCGGTAGTTAAGTCCGTCCTACCCTGGCAGCCAGTCGCCGGTATTACTTCGATCAAGTATCAAGACTCGTCTGACGCAGAGCAAACGTTGTCGTCGAGCGAGTATAGGTTGATAGTTGGCGAAGAGGGACCATCGCGGATAGAGTTTGATTCATCCTTTACTTGGCCAGCAACCAAGGTCAGGTCGGATGCAATTAAGATCCGCTACACAGCGGGCTATGCAACTGTTGATGATGTTCCAGAACTCGCAAGGGACGCAATTCTATCGAGGATCACAGTTCAATTCGGTGACCTTTCTCCCTTGGAAATGGATCGCTGGTCGCAAATTGCGAGTGATTTGACCTCAAGTATGCGGTGGGGATCGTACCCATGAACCCGCGAAGAAATAGGAGTTTACTTTCGGTTGAGAAGCTCACGGTAGTAGATGATGGCTTTGGCGATGGTCCGCTAGATCAGTGGGACGAAATGGACCCGCCGAAAAGGTGGTTCGCTATCAGCACCCGAGGTGGCCGCGAGTACGAAAGAGCCGGACAAATGGAAGCCGAAATAACACACTTAGCGCACTGTGAATTCTTTGAAGGTGCAGACTCTAGCTTGAGATTGAGAAACGGAACCAGGATTTTCAACGTGAAGAGTGTGGTGAATAAGGACGAACAGAACCGCTGGTTGGTTTGGCAACTAGTAGAGGGCGGTGCGTAATGCCAATAAAGGCAGGCACAGGCGTTGTTGTCACGGGCTTTGCAGATATTGATCGGCGCTTGAAAAAACTAGAGACGAAGGTTCAAAACAAAGTAGCCAAGTCATCGATGAGAAAGGCCACCAAGGAAATTATCCTACCAGAGGCTAAGAACCGAGTACCAGTAGATTCCGGACAGCTTGAAGACTCGATAGTTGTCAGGGCGATGCGATCAAAGAATAGAATCGGAGCGGTAGTTATGACGCGTGACGGTTACTACAAGGGTGATGAATTCTACGGATCATTTATCGAGCTGGGCACAAAAACAATGAAAGCTGACCCGTTCCTTCGACCGGCTGGTTACGGCAATGAAGGGAAGATACGAAAGCTGGTAGAAAAAGACATCCTAGATACGCTTGCCGAGATGGCGGTGAAGTAATGATTGAACGTGACCTTCGTTCGTACTTGTCAGGCTTCACAGCGGTGCGTGACGCCTCGCCAGGTGGCATCTGGCCAGGCAAGAGCCCACGCAACCACAAGGGCGCGAGGATCATTCTGCGCGAAATAAGCACGACACGCACTTATTCGATAGGGAACGAATCAGGACTTTCAGAAAAAATAGTCCAAGTAGACAGCTACGCCGAGACACCAGCGAAGGCAGAGGAAATGTTTCAAGCCGTGAGAAATGTCCTGTCAGGCTATTCGGGCCTGGCCGGTGACTCTGAGATTCAGGGCACGCGAATAGTAAGCGAAGGGACGATGGATGAACCGCCAGAAAATGAATCCGACGTATGGACTCATAGGTACCGGGCCGACTTCGCTTTGTATTACCCGCAAGCTGTACCTACGCAGTAACTTAACGACACTCAGGAGGACAACATGGCGATTCAATCAGGACACAGCTCTACGTTTACTTTCGGTGTAACCACAACTTTCTTGCCGGCGATTACTACCATTGGCGGATTTGAAGCCACGCGAGAGAGTCTAGACACTTCTGGGCTGGCAACAACTGGCGCGAGGACAAAGATAGGCGGCGACCTGTATGAAATAGGTCCAAATACGCATTCGTACCTGCTTGACCCCGACACCTTAAACACTGGAGAAGCAAACTCGATTGACGATTTACTGTTCGATTCCAATGCGGCTTCAGCTTCAGAGGCAATGACTATACTACTAGACAACGCAGGGGCTTCTACGATCTCTGGCGACGGGCATGTCACCGGCTGGTCTCTAGAAGACCTAACCACCGACGCAATAATTGCTTGCACGTTGACAACACAGTGGGACGCCTGGCCGACCATCACGGAATAGATGCACGGTATAACATTCTCGATAGAGCATATGGCTGGCATGTGTAAGGGCGTTTGGCAAACGGTCCCTATAGACTTCATCTTTGCCGAGCGAAACGGCAAGCGAGAAAAGATTGGTCTGGTGGGGCGACAGGACGGAGCCAGAGTTTTACTGCGCAAACACTTGAAAAAGGATCTGCGCGAGCCACTGCGAAAAGAGATAGAGCGGTTGCGGCTAAAGTCTGGAGGATGCTCGATTGACACGAAAGGTATATCAGTACTTCCAGACCCCCGACTGATAGAAGCCTACCTCAAGGGCGAGCTGAAGAGAAATAAGTCTGTCGTTCTGATGGCAGATGGTGAGTTTTTCGATAGCCCAGAACCACCACCTACGGAGAGTGTGTTTAATGTCTAGTGAAGGTAATGGATATGTGACGAGGGACGAGCTATTTAGCAGCCCGCCAAAAAGGCGATACACGGATGTAACGATATCCGGCCAGAGCTTTCGTCTACGGACCCTGAATGACAAGGAGGCATCCAGGCACGACTCACAAAAACTAAACTTACAAGGCGAGCTGAACCGGGGCGTTATCGAAACGGCCAACGTGAGAATTATCATGTTAGTTGTGGTCGATGGCGAGGGAGATCCACTGTTTTCTGGCGAGGATTTCTACGCTCTACAACAAATGGATTCCGGTTTCATAAGCGCACTAGCGGCGGAATGTCTAGGGCACTGCAAGATAGACGAGGAACCAGAAAAAAACCTGCCGGAAACCCTGGCCGACGATTCGCCTACAGAGTAGCGGAGCGGCTAGGGTTTTATAATGTCGATGCGATGCTAGAGAGTGCGCCAGCCGGTCAGCTTCGAGGCTGGCAACGCTACTACGAAGCCGAGCCATTTGGGGAAAGCTGGCGTCAAACTAGTGCGGCTATCGCGGCAATTTGCAACGAGATCCGAGCAGTGTCGGCAGGGTTCGCCAAGGGCGGCGGTGAGGTAGAGTTTTACGAGATCGACGACTTTATACCCGGCGCAAAAGATAAGCAGGACACGGAAGAGTTAGACGCCAAATTGGCAGCGGCGGCAAGGATAGAAGGGTTCGGTGTGTGATGGCTAAGAAAAACATAGGAATGATTTCGTTTGGTGTGCAGGTCGGCACCAAAAAACTACGCAAGGGGCTCAAGAAAGCCAGAGCCATGATAGCCAATTTCGTTAAGTCGCTAAAAAGAGTGACTATAGCTGCGGCTGGCCTCGGGGTAGCACTAAGCGCAGTAGCACTCACCACCTTCACCAAGAGCGCATTCACGGCTATCGACTCGTTAGCCAAGACGGCGGATAAACTTGGCATAACGACAGAAGCACTCGCCGGGCTGCGCCTTGCGGCCACCGAGACGGGTGTGGCTGCTAACACACTTGACATGGCTTTGCAGCGAATGGTGCGCAGGGTTGCTGAGGCCGCTCAGGGTACGGGGGAAGCTAAGTCGGCGCTTAAGGAATTGGGCCTGAGCGCAACGGCACTCAATAGGCTATCGCCCGATCAGCAATTTCATGCCATTGCTAAGGCGATGGGAAAAGTAAAAAACCAGAGCGACAGGGTACGCCTGTCCATGAAACTTTTCGACTCCGAGGGGGTGGCTCTAGTCAACACTCTCAAGCTAGGTAAGTCTGGACTAGATGAAACCGCGCAAGCCGCTAGGGACTTGGGACTTGCTGTCAGCAGGGAGTCAGCTAGGGGCGTTGAGCGCGCAATCGATGCGTGGGGACGTTTCAAGTCCGCACTTCAAGGGATATTTACTTCTATTGCGATTGAGATTGCTCCCATCATCGAGGCGATGAGTGTCAATCTAACCAAGCTACTTTCTCAGGGTGGCGCTGCCGGAAGTATTGGAAAGGGTATCGGGGAAGCTATTGTCAAGATGGCTAAGTTCGTTGTTGATACGATGCAGCTCATGCGTATCGGTTTCCTCAAGTTGATACTGGATATTAAGACGCTGATGTTCCAATTCAGGAACAGCACGGCAGGAAGCGCGTTAGGTTTTGGTTTTGCTAATGAATCACAACGCCTGTCCTCTTTCTCTTCAACTGTTGACTCTCGTGCAGCCTTTGAAAAAGCTGCCCTAGCGCCAAATCTTTCTAGTATGTTTGATCCCTATCTAAAAAGACAAGAGAAAGAAATGACAGGTCCATCATTATTTGCACGGCTAAGAGAGTCGGTGACAGGCGCAGCGGGTGCGGCTACTGACAGGGTTGCTGGTGGAGTTCGTGCTGGCGTAGGCGCTATAGCCAATGATCCCGTGAACCAGCTCTTAATGCAGTCTCTTCTTGGCCAGTTTAGGTCTGGCGGTAAGCTACCAGGAAAGGCGCAGGCTGTTTCAGGACTATCATTCGCAGAGGCAGGAACCGCTGAGGGGCACCGCCAGAGCGCCAGGATACGACGCCAGAACGACGCCAACAAAAAACGCGATGGCTTGCTAACGGAGATACGCGACAAGATACCAGCGAACCCGGTCACATTAGCAGGGGCGAATCTGTAATGGCGACACCTTCTTGCGTATTGGTTCCCGAGCGGATAAGTGCGAACCTGACTGACAATTATCAGGACACAGTCACAGAAGTTTATCGATGTATTTACGACTCAGTTCAAAGCAATATATATGCAGCGCTTATGACTGCGCAGCAGACTGGGCCAAATCCAGTTCCTCCTCGGTCCGCTCTTTATACGGGTGCATCGAACATATTCGCAAGGACGATCAGCCCGACGTTTGAAAGTGCGTCCAGAGAGGCAATACTTTGGGCGGTCACGTATTCACCGCCAGACAAAGGCGAGGACGAACAACAGCAAAGCGAGAACCCACTGCTACGACCTGCCAAGTACAACGTCGAATACATAGACACCGAGCGCAAAATAGAGAAAGCCAGAAACGTACAGGCGCTATCACACGCTGGAGCTGATGGCGCAAACCGTCCAGCCGACACGGAAGGCAAAATACTGAACGCGGCAGGGGTTCCACCAGACGAGCCGCGAATGCACACAACAAGGCACCCGGTTTTAGTGGTCGAGCGGAACTACTCACGGCTAAAAAATATCGTAGACCAGAATGAGAGCTACCTAGAATCAACCAATAGCGATGCGATTCTAGACTTCGGTGTCAGAACTCTGAAATTCCTGGTAACTGAGTCGCAGGGAAAACAGGTAGAGAACGAAATAGAATTTTGGCCGGGCGTCACCAGAGTGGAAGTCATGAAAACAACAGACTTGGTCTTAAACAACGTTGGTATGCAGTACTGGGACACTGACAAAACCAAGCTAGAACCGATTCCTGTCGGTGAAAAGAACGACCCGACGACTGAGCCGCTGAACTTGACTCTAGCGGGCGGCAAAGGCGGCGACGAGTCGACTACGATAACTTGGCGATACCTTGAAGAAAAATCTTACGCAACTTTACTGGGGTGACGAATGGCGGATTTGTCGATAACTGCTGCGAATGTTGGGGTTTCTGGTTCCACCGCAAAAGTGCGAATCGTGCAAGTCGGTGAAGCCGTGGAGCAAGGAGAGGTAGGGTACCTAGACACGGCTACATCAAAATACAAGCTAGCAGACGCCAGCGCTGAGGCCACTGCTGTTGTCGCTGGTGTTTTCCTTACGCCTGCCGCAGCCGATGGGTATGCGGTGATGGCAACTAGCGGCGGCATCGATCTTGGCGTGACCTTGACTGTTGCTGCTACTCTTGTGCTTTCCGATACGGCTGGAAAAATAATGCCCATAGCTGACCTAACGAGCGGCGAATACAGTTCTACGCTTGGGATTTGCACCGCCGCAGATACGCTCGAACTGAAAATCGACAACTCTGGCGTGGTGGTTCCAACGTAATGGCTGACGGCTACTACCTTTCGCCAGGCGACAAGCAGACTCTCGAATCAGTCGTCAGATGGTGGAGAGGCGGCGGACCCGGCAAAACTGCTAGGCCAGTACCGTTTCGTCGTCCACCTGGGAAAAGTCCTCGCACTACGGTGATACAAGGGCAGACGACAGCAGCCGTTACTGGTGATGATTTCCTCATTGATAACGTGCAAGTTATCACAGGTTCTGACCCGCGAGATGACGACACAAGCACGACCGAAACAGTAAGCGTGGAAAATGCACAAGGGTTCGAGTCTGAAGAAAACGAATTGGTCACTTGTATTCGGCACGATGACCCTGACGCTGATCCCCCGTTCTTGTGTTTGCAAACCGCAGTAGACCCTACCCAGCACATTTACCGCTTCCGGCTTACCGCAGACCTTACGTTAGCAGCAACATCGGGGGATGCTGAAGTGGTTGACGATGCAGGGGCTGCTGTTTCCCCTCAACAACTAATCAAGGTCGTTGATACCGAAGCAATGTGGAGAGGATATGCCACATACACTCAAGCTACCGGAGGAACGGTTGACGGCTTCAACGGGTACGCTCTCAAGTTTACTGATGACTACGCAGACTCAGGTAAATCTGGAGCGCATATTATTTGGATGGAGCAGTTGGCCGAAGTACTTATTGTCAAGATTATTGAAGACGTGCTGGGATTGGGCTATAAGGCAGACATCACTCCAGCGTCAATGGTCCTGGGTAATGCTCACGGATCACGACAACCTAAGCAAGCGTCAGGTGCCTACAACCTCGATATCCACAAGAATGCGGGAGTTGATGCGTTTGAAGATGAAATCTGGGAGGTAGGTTACGACCTAGTAAACGATAGGTACGAACTCAAAGCACCCGTTTTGATCCATGACCGTATCAGAGGGGATATTGTTGGAGATGTTACAGGATCCGATGCGACCCATACGGTGGACGGAATAACAGAAGTTAAAGGATTGGTTCCAACAACTTCACCATTAACTTTTACTTGCACTCCTCGACTCGACGCGGTAGATAATCAAAACATAGAACTTGATTTCAATCGCAATGACGGTCTCTGGTATCCAGTCAGTGAATACAATAGCGTGTGGGTTTTGCGTGGTTTACCTAACTTCGACAGTGTAGAAAACAACCTCCTAGGCTGGAAGGTTTCTGGAGGAGAAGCTAAACCTGAATGGGATACGATTGTCGGATGGCTGAAACTTCTTGACGGCTGGGGAGCTTCAAACGACCAGTCTATTGGCCACGATACTAGTGGTGATCCAGAATGGCAAGACGATACAGACTGCCCATAAATGTCTAGACTGCGACACACAGACGGTAAGAGGATTCGTAATGCTGGCGAGCGGGTGAGGTGTGCAGATACGTCAGGCTGTTGCGGCGTAGAGATCATGTGCGGCGATACATCAGTAGTACATCCGAGCGACGTTGAGGTCACTGTCTCGGCCTTTGTAAATGACTCCTGCGGGGCGTGTACTGAGTTCAACACGTCTTTCGTACTGTCCTACGCATCTTCTACCACCATTTGCCTGAACCAAGATGAGGGCGCGACGGATTGTTGGTGGCACGGCCTTTTCACCCTTGCAGCCAGTTGCAGTTGGCCTTACTCATCGTCGGTTGAGTTCGCGATATGGGATAACGGCATGACCTACTTTGCGGAATGTTCCGTCGCTGACGGAATAAGCGATGGTGGGACGATCTATTGGCGCAAAAGCCAGGTAACACCCTTTACACAACCAATTGAATTCACGTCGTCGGATTTATACACGGGTAACGCTTGCTCTGGTGATGGGATAACCAGTATAGGAGACTGCGATGCATCGTCTGCAGTGGCGTCAGTAAGCTATGCCTGAATGTGATTGGAAGAGAATCGGCAAGCGGTTGGTGTGCGAAAATTGCGACCGGACTATCACATACCGTGGAAGGTTTCCAAGGGCAGTCTGTCGAGTTATCTGCGAGCACTTGGGCGCAGCGGTCGAAAGAGACGGCGTTGCGATTATGGTTGCGTGTCGTTGCACTGGCGAGACGAAAGAACGCAAGCACGCGTCCCGAGTTTGCGAGATTCATGGGCGCTGTCTGCCAACCCTGCGTCCGGTTGGCGAACAGCGCGCCGAGTGGCTAGCGCGCAAGCCAGAGTCTGACCTCTACCATCTCTGCGATGGTTGCGAGGACTTCACCACTTCCGACTAGCTGGACAGTCTGCACAGAAACTCATCTTTCGCATCGGCGCAATCCTGCGCTCTGATCCAGGCCCAGATCACGCAGCCAGACGGCAAGCGAGAGGTCGCCACGGATCTCGTCCAGCGATCGCTTCTCCGCGGCGTTTAGGCGCACCTTGATTTCTATGACTCGCCTGGCCTCTGGCTCAAGCGGCGGTCTACCTTTTTTCTTCGTGGCTGCTACCATCACCACATGATAGCAGTAGGGGCCGAAAAAAACAAGAAAAACACAAATGCATCAGTTATTAGGCTTTACGCGGGGCCGATAAAGTCTATAATGTGGGCATGGCAACAGACACCAACCACCCGAGAATCGAAAGGCTAACACGATGAACAACGACGACATCCAGGCAGCACTACTCACAATCGCCAGAAAAAACATGGAGATTGAGACCCTGGAAGAGCGGGGGATGGACGCCTTGGATTTCCATGAAGTGGGCATCTGGGGCGTCAGGGACGCGCTGGAAGCCGCCTACCGTTTGGGACGGTTGGCGGTGCTTAGTGAATCTTTGACTGGCGGTCTGTTGAACCCACACCGCCCTGCCGCATGACCTCCCTGGCTGGGCGGCGGGGCAGGCTTTAAAAAAAGGAAAAAAAGATGTACATGGACAGATTGCAGTCATTTTACGACTCCCAGGAACCGCCGGAACCAAAAAACCAGAGCGCAGTAGAAGAGGTCGAGTTTAAATTAGCTTGGCTAGGTCACGCAGTCACGACTCTCGTCAAGCATTTCCCGGCGGACGAAAACGACTACTCTGAGATAGCTTGCGAGCTAGAGTCTATAGCCGATGACCTGCGCGGAATATAACCATCCAGGAATCTACGAAGGCAAGGAGCCACGCGCATGATCGGCAAACAAATCTCCCCTGAGTCTCTGGCGTTTTTCTTTGCGATTGGATTTATCACTTGGGCAACAATCTTTTTTTTACTCGGAGGATGAAATAACCGATGTCGCATCAATTGTCAGAAACGCAAGCCGTCGAACCGACACCGATGACTCTCATCCAGGCCGCGCTAGAAAGTGGCTGCGACACCGAGCGACTAGAAAAGCTAATGGAACTTCAGGAGAGGTGGAACGCTGGCGAAGAGCGCAAAGAATCGAGGGCCGCAGAGCTTTCATACAACAAGGCGATGAGTGAGTGCCAGTCTGCCATCCAGCCCGTGGTAGCCAAGCTACGCAACACGCAGACCAATAGCCTGTACGCTGATCTTGTGGCAGTTGATGAGGCGATCCGACCGCACTACACCCATTACGGTTTTTCTCTTTCGGCAGGGACCGAGAAGTCGTCCAAAGAAAATAACGTCCACGTCTACATCGACGTTCTTCACAAGGCCGGTCACTGCCGTCGCTACGGCGATGACTTCCCGCTGGACGACGCTGGGATCAAGGGCACGGTCAACAAGACGCAGATCCAGGCGCACGCCAGTACCACTTCTTACGCGCGACGATACATCGAGATGGGAATCTTCAACGTCACCGTCACCAGGTTGGACCAAGACGGCAACGTCCCAGTCCGCTGCATCAACGAGAGTCAGGTGGCGAAATTAAACACCATCATGGAAACGATCCACCCTGACGATGACGCGATGGGTGCGCTGCTGCGGTGGGCGGGGATCGACTCCTTGGATAAGCTCCCCGCTGATCGGTTTCGTACCGCCAAGCAGACCTTGGAAGCAAAGGCGGCGAAATACCAATGAAAATCTTCGACTTCCAACAGTACACTGCGGAGTGGTGGGAGGCCCGTAGGGGTGTGCCAACAGCCTCAGAGTTTCACCGGATCATCTCGCCTAAAAAGTGGGAGTATGCAGCGGGCGCGAAGGGCTACATCCACGACCTGATCGCTGAGGTCTATGATCCAATGTACGGCAGGCACGATCAGTACGCCTCTAGAGCAATGGCGGTTGGGACTCACCTTGAGCCAGAGGCCAGACGCTTCTATGAATTCAGCCAGTCGTGCGAGGTACAACAGGTTGGTTTTTGCCTGACCGACGATGGTCGTTTCGGATGCAGCCCCGACGCCCTGGTTGGTGAGGAGGGTGGGCTTGAGCTGAAGGGTCCGGCCTACAAAACCCAGGTGAAATGGCTGCTGGATGGGGGTGTTCCACCGGAGCATCTCGCCCAGTGCCACGGCTTTCTTGTGGTGACAGGTAGACCCTGGATCGACTTTCTGAGCTACTGCCCACCCCTGCCTAGCCTCTTATTGCGGGTGGAGAGAGACGATCGCACGGAAGCCTTAGAGACGGCGCTTCGAAAGTTCTGTGGAGAATTCTGCGGTGCAAGGGATGTCATTAAGAAACTCTACACCCCACCGCCCACCCAGACAAAAAGCTACGGTGAGACAGTGGTTGAGCTGTCTGTCCACGAAGAGTCGCCATTCTGAATCGGAGCTATCGTGACTCACGGTGAAATAATCAAGAAGCTGCTAATCGGCACGAACTGGAACGCGGCTGGGATCGCACACGTCCTATCGTGCGAAGAGAAGGACGTTTGGTCAGTCGCTGAGAGGACTGAAGACCGGCGACTACGCGAGTGCGCCGTGGTGTATGAGCGTTTCGTAGAGTGGCGGCGAATGCTAGCCAGGGGGGATGTTGACAGGTGAAGTTTCAACAGCACAGTGCGACAAGTCGAGCGGCTGCCGTGAAGATCCTCGCAACAGCAGACACGTTGCGCGGGGATGTGTACAGATTCATTGTGCAGTTTGGCGACTGGGGCGCGACAGATGAAGAGATTCAGATAGGGCTACGCCTGAATCCATCGACCCAAAGGCCCAGGAGGGTGGAGCTGGTTGAGGTGGGTGTTATCGAAGACTCTCAGAAGAAGCGCCGCACAACAAGCGGTAGGTGGGCGGTTGTCTGGTCCGTCACGAAACCGAAACGGCAGGAGCAGAAAGAGTTGTTTTGATTGGCCACAATTAACTTGAAAGGGTGAAGCGATGAGCAACTTGAAAGTAGCAGTACATAAAAAAAAGCTACCGCAGCTAGAAAAAGAGATTGAGCAATTCGACAGCGACCTGTTTCAGCAATTCATGATGGGCGACGACAGGTGGCGAGTTGAGAACGTGGATTGCATTACGCACATGGCGAGCATTCCCGAGGACTCGTTAGACTTCTCGGTATTCAGCCCGCCATTCCCAAGCCTCTACGCTTACACGAATGAGGCCGCTGACTTAGGAAACAGCGAAGGGTTACAGACTGAGGGCAAACTGCATCTTTCGTTTTTCTATCGGCAGTTGGCTCGTGTCATCAAACCGGGCCGGGCCATCTGCGTGCATGTCGCACAGATACCACGAATGAAGCGATCCGGCGAAGTGGGCCTGCACGACTTCCGAGGTCTCAATATCCGAATAGGAGAACGAGCTGGTCTTGTATTCGAGTACGACTGGGCAATCCGGAAGAATCCGCAATCGCAAGCCATTCGTACACGATCGAGAGAATTGCAATTCAACGGACTCGAATCCGACCGAGCGAAGCAACGCGGGACGCTGCTGGATTATGTCATTAAGTTTCGGGTGCCGGGCGACAATCAAACAGCGATCAACACCAAAGGCGAGGTATCGCGCAACGAGTGGATTGACTGGGCAGAGGGGTGCTGGACGGACATCAAAGAGACGGACACGCTCAATACCAAAGAAGCAAAAGGCAAAGACGATACAAAGCACATCTGCCCGCTACAGCTCGGGCTGATCCGACGACTCGTAAAGCTGTTTTCCGATCCAGACGAAATTGTATTCTCGCCATTTACCGGGATCGGCTCGGAAGGATATGAGGCTATCAAAGCCGGTCGCAGATTCTATGGCTGCGAACTGAAGCTGGAATACTTCGAGACGGCAAAACGCAACCTGCGGAAAGCTGAGAAGATGTGCAGCGAACAAATGAGCCTATTCGCGGAGGTGGTCTGATGCAAGTTACGCTCGACACGCTCGACATGAAGGACTACGAAACATTCCTGGCGATCAAGCGACTGCCAACGTATCGGATTCGGGGGCACGTTGCACACTTCCCAGACGAGTACGCCGACCAGTTAGGACTAAAGAAAAAGCGGGCTAGAAAAAACAACTGGACGATAAGCGATTGGCTATTCGATTACCAAAAGGCAATCACAGAAATAGCTATAAAAAAACGGAAGTTCGCTATCTTCGCTGACTGTGGACTCGGCAAGACGCCGATGCTCTTGGAGTTTGCGCAGGCGGCAAACAAGGACGGTAGGCACACCCTTATTGTATCGCCGTTGATGGTAGTAAAGCAGACGGTTGATGAGTGCGAACGATTCTACGGATTCAAGCCAGATGTGCTAACGTCGAAAAACCTCAACGAATGGATGCAGAAAAAAGGCCGGATCGGCATCGTTAATTACGATGCACTGAATGACGAGACGATAAAAGGCAATCTCGGCGCATTGGTTCTCGATGAAAGTTCGATGCTGAAAAGCCATTATGGGAAATGGGGCCAGGTGGTGTTGCGATTGGGGGAAGGGCTGGATTGGAAGCTATGCTGCACCGGCACGCCAGCTCCCAATGATCGGATCGAGTACGCAAATCATGCCGTGTTCCTCGACCACTTCCAGAACGTCAACGCCTTCCTATCGACCTACTTTGTGAACAAGGGCCAGACGCAAGAGCGATGGGTGCTGAAACCCCATGCCCTATCGTCGTTCTATCGGGCTCTTTCCCATTGGGCTTTCTTCCTGACGAACCCAGCAACCTACGGCTGGAAAGACAACTCAACAACTATCCCACCGATTCACGTAAATATCCATGACGTTGACCTGACGCAACAGCAGACGGACATTATCGGAATCGAAACCGGCGAATTATTTGCAACGAAGATGGGAGGCATTACGTCGCGTTCCGTCATGGGCCAGATTGCAAAAGGCAACTATCGCGGCAAGGACATTCACAGCAACAAACCGAGGTTCATTCGTGAGCTGTGTGAATCATGGCCGAAAGAATCAACGCTCATCTGGTGCATTTATAATCGAGAACAAGAGCTACTCGAAAAAGAGATGCAGGACGCGGCAAGCATCACAGGATCGACACCGTATGAGAAGCGGCAAGAATTGGTTGATGCGTTCAAGGCTGGCGAGATTAAAGTTCTAATCAGCAAACCAAAGATACTAGGCTTTGGTCTTAATTTGCAAATTGCAACCCGCCAGATATTTAGCGGCTTGCAGGATTCATACGAGAGCTACTATCAGGCCGTCAAACGATCTAACCGGATCGGCTCGAAGCATCCATTGAACGTCCATATTCCCGTTACAGATGTCGAATACCCTATGATCGAATCGGTACTGAGGAAAGCAAAGCGGGTTCAAGCTGACACTGAGGAGCAGGAGCGGCTATTCAAGAAAACATGGGCATGACAGACGAGCAGCAGAAAGAGTTGTTTTAGCGTGGCGCGGCGGGGCCGGGCAAGGCGGGGCATGGCCGGGCCGGGCAGGGCATGGCAAGGTTTTACACTTTATTTCAGGAGAACATTATGAAATTAACGGAAACCAATCGAATCGCTGACGCATTATCGCTTAACGCGCCGGCAACAATGAAACCGGAGATATTTACTTTCCGCGTAGTTGGGATGACCCCGCTGTTGCATAACAACCCGACCAACTTCATCGGAGTCGATCAAGAGGCCGATCTGAGTAGCGGCAAGAAAAAATACGACGACGAGGAGGAGGCGCGATTGAGACTCTACAGGGATGATGAGGGGAACTTCTATCATCCTACCGAAGGTTTTCTGAAATCGATGGTCAGGGCTGTAACGGGAAAGAAGTTTGGGAAACTTACCGCTACCACGGCTACCAAGGGTTCTGTATTTATGACTGAGCCGTACTCGATTCTAGTGGACTCGAAAGGAAAGCCTCTAACCAAGTACACGATAGATAAGCGTCCTGTGGTTGTCGGCAAGGCCAGGGTTCTAAGGTGTCGCCCAAAGTTTGAAGACTGGCACGTCAATCTTTCATTGGAAATCGACACGTCGATACTAAATGAATCCCACGTGCGAGACGCCTTGGGACTTGCTGGCAGGATAGTTGGTATTGGCGATTACCGTCCTCAATGTGGAGGCGGGTTTGGCCGCTACCGCGTGGCGTGAATGATGTCTTGTCGTGGCCGGGCGAGGCTTGGCGCGGCTTGGCGAGGCGTGGCGATGCGAGGCAAGGCAAGGTTTTTTCAAGATACAAAAACGAACTGCGGCGTGGCGTGGCGGGGCGGGGCCGGGCTCGGCTGGGCAAGGCAAGGTTTTTTCAAGACACAAAAACGAACTGCGGCTGGGCGCGGCGTGGCCGGGCAGGGCCAGGCAAGGCAAGGTTTTATGAAGAGACAAAAACGAACTACGGCGGGGCGGGGCGAGGCGGGGCCCGGCAAGGCAGGGCAAGGCAAGGCAAGGTTTTATGAAGAGACAAAATCGAACTTCGGCGAGGCGGGG